ATGGATATCGGTAATGCTAATTGGAAGAGGACCATCAATAGTTCCGCCAGTCAAACGACGTCCCGCTAGACGAGCAGATGGACTGGCGTATGTACCATCTGCAATCCACGTCTCATTGCGGTAAGGCGTAGTTAATGTGTATGCCATATCCCAACCTTTCTAAGTGACAGAGGCGGGTTTGACCCCGCCCCTGCCGTCGCACTATTAGTTAATGCTTGTTGCAGACTCAATGCGATAGAGTGCTGCTTCACGTAGGCGTGCGAAGCCGCCCATATAGTACCAACCGATGGTGCGGAAACGACGGAGTGCGTCAATTTCTGGACCGATAACAGTTGAGATGTTTTGTCCCATTGCTTCAGCAAGTGCTTCACGACCAGCGACAACTGCCTTGTAGACGTTGACTGATCCTGAGTTAGCTGCGAATGGTACGCGAGGTGTTTCAACAATGAATGCACCTTCGAGAACTCCAACTGCACCAGCTGTGAACGGTGTACGCTCAACATACTTTGTGAGTTCTTGGAATCCACCAGTACCTGATTCAGCACGAAGGTCGGCTGATTGGCGTGGGTGTAGGTATGCAGCATATAGTTCGCCGATACGAGGCAAAGCCTTGTTTGTGCGAAGTTGTGTTACAGCCTCACGAATATCTTGTGTTGAGATAGTCATTGATGATGTGATTGTGTTTGTAGTTGTTGCTGTTCCTGCATAGATGACGTTTGAGCCACCTGTGAGGACTGCTGCAACTACAGCATCAATTGAGTCTGCTGAGTTGTAAGCGATGATGTCAGCAAGTGCTGAATCTACATCGTTGAATGAAGTTAGGTTTAACTTCTTTGTTGTTGTTACGGCTGAGCCGTATTCGTTAAGTGTAACTGTAACCTGATTTGGGTTACCTAGTGCAATGCTTGATACGTCTGTTGTTTCTGTCAATGTAGATGTTGCTTGTGCAAGATCTGAGTAGATAGAGAACACAACTGACGAACCTGGCATTGCCTGTTGTACTGGCTTAACATCAGCAAGTGAGCGCATAACTGGAATGGAGCGAAGCGCCATTCTTACGTACTGATCGTACGCTGTCTGCACCAAATTGCTAATCGCAGATGTACCGGTAGGGGTACCTCCTGGAACTGGCATTTGTTACCTTTCGTTAGGGGTGAGGGTTAAAGACCAGACTCCCGAATAACTGCATCCAACTCTTCTTTGCTATTTGCATTCATTAACCGTTGCATAATGTCTTGTCCGGCTTCAGGTGTAAAACCTGCTTCGGCTGTTTGCGTTAGTTTCTTGTATGCAGCAATGTCTGCTGGATCTGTGTTCGGTACTGCCTGGCTTGACTCGATGTTAAGACCGAATACATCGGCATTAGCTTCGAGCCACTTAGACACGGACTCTTCAGTTGGGTCAATGTCCTGTGGGATAAATGAAGAGATCTTCTGATTTACCCCGCGAGCTGCGAGGGCATCCTTGATTGCTCTTTCACGTTGCGCCTTGCTTAGTCCTTCGAACTGAGCACGAAGCTCTTGTAGTTCTTTGTCCTTTTGCTTGGCTGCTTTGCGTAGTTGTTTTACAAGGTCATTCGATGAATCATTTGTAGTGATGTCATCGTCGTCATCCTCGTACTCGTAATTGGACATAGTCCATCTCCCTATCAGTTGTTTGATTTACGTAGGCCTCATATTCCTCTGGGGAAAGGATATGGCTCCCACTACTGGTCTTAGGTTTCACTCTGTTAGCGCCAGTATTTCTAACAGTAGGCTTAGAAGTTGCCGGCTCGTTCTCGCGCTAATGCGCCCACGCCAGCTTGACCGCTAAATGCTGCGGTCTCAAGTGCTGTAAGTTTCTTTCGTTTCTGTGCAGCCTCTGCAGAACCTGCAATATTAAATACTTCTTGCTCTGCAGTTGCCTGAGTATAAGGTGTTTCCTTATAGAACTCAGCAAGTTGTCCACCACGTGGTGCAATCTGTGCAATAGTTTCATAACCCTGCTGTGCTTGTTCTTTAGTTACACCGTATCCTGCTAGTTCTTCAGCACGTGTAACACCTGCTGTAAGTCCTTGAGCAATGGCGGCTCCACCAATTTCAGCGGCTGTTACCTTGCGCTTGATTGCATCAAGACCCTTTGAAGGATCTAATGTGTAAGCCAAGATATCGCCATTGGTAATGTCTGGGTAGAATGCCTTGAGCGCTTGCGCTACTTCTGGGTTTGCATTCTTAACGCGGTTCTGTGCTGTAAGAACTCTGTCTTCAAGTTCAGTAGCAGATACATCGTTAGCAAGAAGAGTCTGGAAACCAGCCTGAGTACCCATAGTATCCTTTGCGTAGTAGGACTCTGGTAGTCCATAGTTACGCATAATGTTCTGGTACTGGTCTTCAATTGCTACATATTCTGCAGGGCTAAGTGCTGCAAGGCCTTTAGCAATGCGTTGTTCATTAGCGGCAAAGCGCTTCTTATAAGCATCAGTATTCTGTAGTTGAATTGTTAATTCAGCAGGAGATGCTCCGCTAATAATAAATCCTTTAAGTGGTTCTACAAGAGCAGAGAGACCATAACGTGAAAACTCTGATAGCAATATATCGTATGCTGACTGACGTTCAGCCTGAGCCTGTGCTGCAGCTTGTGCTGCTGCAGTCTGCTGTCCAGCAAGGATTGCCTGAAGTAATGCATCATTTGTAGTATCAGTTGTAGGTGCTGGAGTTATAGGAGTAACTGCAGTCTCCGTTGCTCCGCCACCTAGATATTGAGCAAGAAGTTCTGATACTTTTCCAAGGTTTTCTGTAATACCTTTTGAAATTTTTGTTACTTCATCAGTCTTTGCTTTAGGCTTTGGAGTTGATGATTTTACTGGAACTGTCTTAGTAACAATTGGAGCTTTGCCACGGACGGCACCTGGACCAGATACAAATACTTTTTGTTTGTCGGCCATTGTTTACCCCATAAATCCAAAGTCTTTGAGGACTTTAACTACTGAATTGGAAACATCTTCACGTGCATTGTTTGTGTACTGCCAGCGAGTATCCTGACGTAGTTCTTTCTCAAAGTCATAGATTGACTTAGTTCCAACTTTTCCATCAGGCATTGTGTATGACAAAGCACCACGTACCTTTGGGTCGAATACGTCAATAGCAGAATCTGGTATCTCAAGGATACGGCTCATAGATTGAATGTATGGATCTGCTAAAGTCTTGAGGTCAATACCTGCTTTAATCTTGTCTGCAAACTGTGGAAATGCAGACGCTGCGCTCTCACGCAGTGTATTCATAACAGTATTTTCATCTATGATTCCTGCGTTAATCTTATTTGCATAATCTGCTGCAGCTGCATCGGAGAGATTGATACCGTTATTACGAGCAAGGTTTTTAATAGCAACAAAGTATTGTCCTGAAGGACCTTCTGGAATACCAGCCTTGTTGATGCCTACGATACCTTTTCCTACATTGGCTTTGATTTGTTCATCAAGCCACGCTGCAGGGTCTACTCCATCAGCAGTTAGATACTCTGTGCTGATAAGGTTGCCAGACTTGTCATATATCTGGGTAATATTTGTTCTGGACTTACCATTCTTGCCAATGAATTTAGCTTTAAGTTGTGGTGCCCACGTTGCTAATTCATCAGCACGTGCGTCACGTCCATAGTAAGTCTTGAATACTTTGTTAATTGTTTGACGAATTGCTTGGTCATTAGGAGCCTGTGATGAAATCTGGACAGACTTATATGTACCAGTCTTAATTTTCTTGGTACTCTCAGGTGGCTTATAGCCACTCATATCTACACCCCAGGAACTAGCAAAACTGTTATCTTTTACAGTCTTTGCTTTATTACTGACAGCTGGTGGTGCTGTTGTTTCACCCATTACTTAGTCTCCTTTGGAGTTAAATACTTATCTACAACAAGATCTTGAGAAAGGAATCTATCGTATAGATAGGCAAATCCAAGTTTGTCATCATCTTTTAACTTTTTAACAACTGCGTCATAAATATACTTTAAGTCTCCATTTGCTTTAGCATCAATTGACTTTACTTCTCTATTTGTTAATTGATTAGCAATCTGTTTGCGAAGATCTAAATAAGCAGATACTGATTTCCAGACTGTTTTATTGCCATTACCATTTTTGCTCATAAAGTCTTTATCATTGATAATTTTACTTAGACCAGCAATAACTCTGTTTGTTTTAGAGCCATCTGAATCTAGGTAATCGTCATACCAAGCAGTTCTTGCAAACTCACCAGTGGTAGGGTCCTTAATTGGTTTGCCTTGAGAATCGGTCTGAACAGATAACTTAAAGATAATTTGTTCTTTAATATATTTTAAGTCTTCAGCGCCTTTTTCTTGGACTGATGAAAGTTGTCTCTTTTTCAGTTCTTCATCAAGAGCATCGCTAAATTTGTTATATTGAATCCATCCCTTTTCAGCCTCATTCTTGCGCTGTGCTTCTGCAGGACTTTGTGCTGATAAGAACTTCTGAGGTGAGTCAGATGCAATCTTTTTACCCTGCAAGTAGCGGTATGCAGCTTGAGAGAACTCATATGTATTTGGGTCATTGACTACTAAACCAATTAACTTTGGTTCTATCTTTGCCAATTCACCAATCAGACCTGAATACTTATTTATATTCTTTGTAGCCTGAACAGTTGATTGAACACTTGTAGGGTTAGCAGATAGACTTGATGCAAAAGAAAAGAACTCTGGGTAATCATCAAAGAACTTTTCATCTGCCTTCATACCATAAAGACGCTTGTATTCACGTGACTTGTCTAAATAGAATTTATATGGGCTGTCAAAACGTGGAGCAAATGGCATAATCAAAGATGCTGCAGTACGCATACTCCAGTAATCTTTAGTCATATCCATAATCTTGTTAGGATCTACAGGTGGAAGACCATTACGTTTTGCTTTTTCTTGTTCTGTTTTCCAAATTAACTGGTATGTATTAGCAAACTGTGGATCTTCTAATCCACCCTGTCGAGTTTGTAGTTTCTGGAACCAAGTTGGTAGGAAACCAGAGATAGCATTCTTAGATGGACCGAATGGAAGCGCCCATTTGAAAGACTCTTCTAAAGAAGGTTGGCGTTTAACAATTTCAGATACTGGTACACCAACATAAGGACCTACTGGTAAAATATCGCTGGCAATATTTGGATTTCCTTGCATATAAAGAACATCTAGTCCACCTTGGAAGATGATATCAAGTGATGCTTTTGGAATACCAAGTTCTGTTAGTGAGTTAAGACCTGGAATCTTTGTGATTCCCTTAGGAAGTCCTAACCAAATAACATCATTACCGGATGTTTTACCAGATTCAACTGGATTTCCGTCTTGATCTGTTACAAGACCGTTTCTATTTGGAGAATTCCATACGATATAGCCACGATTAACAATTGCTGGATTAGCAACTGCCATCTTTAACCAAGTCTTATACGCATTTTCTTGTGCAGAGAAGAATGGGCTGATATATTTCATAGCAGCAGCAAGGTTGCTCTTGCGTTCAATATTAAAGAGAACGCCTTTCATTTCACGAAGAGCTGACTTACGAGCCATAGCCATAATCTTTTGTTGTTCATCAAGTGATATTTTGTCACCTTTAAGACCAGCAACAATGTCTAAACGACGTTTTGCTTCTTTGCGATAGAAGTGAACATACAATGGGTTACGTGCCAAAGTATCTTCTGGAATAGTTCCAAGAAACTTAAAGAGCGTGTTGATAATTTCACGGCCTTTAATCTGTGCTGTGTTAAACATAGCCTCTTGAAGAAGGTGTCCGTGAATAACAGGCAAGTCAGTTGGGTCTTTGAATGTAGAACGCAAATCATTAGCTGTAATCTCGCCAATTTTAGTACGTAAATTAGATGATGCTGGTAAGTAATTATCCAAGAACCCATTGACTCTTGTAACATACTCAGCTGCTTCAGATGATGTAAGCCCTAAGCGACGACGTAAATCACGTCCTGCTGGACTATTACGTAGCCAAGTAGCAATATCTTCTAAAGAATCTCCTGCAATAATCTTCTTTACTACTACTGAGTTACCAAACTGTTGGCGTAATGTTTGCGCCCATTGGTCAAAGTAAGCAGGATCTGTTGGTCTTACTTGTGTAATACCTTTAGATGATAGTTGACGGATATACATATCTGTATTACTATCAACCATACGCTCAAATGAGTTACCAGATGATGCAATCTTACGGAACATATCACCTAGTGGACCACCAAAGGCATCGTCAAGAATGTATGTTTGACCATCAGATGTAGTAACTTCATATGAACCGGTACCAATACGGTCTTTTGGCTTTACTGCTTTAGACCGATTGAGAACATCTACATAGTGATCGTATACCGCTTGCTTCTCTTCTTGTAAAAGTTTAAGAGTATTAAGTTTTCCACTAATTTCTACATTATCAGGTTTTAATGATAAACTTGCTTCAAGTTCACTAATTTGTTTTTTCAAATCAGTGAGTTCACGAACAACAAGAGTATTTGCTTGCTGAACTTCAGCTAATGTTCTACCAGCATCTACTGGTCGGTAGCGGTCAATTAAACGAGCAGGTGTTGCTATTAGATTATTAAATATATTTTTAGTACCAGGACCAAGATGGCGAAGTTGTGCCATAGCTCCTACAGCTCCAGCAATACGGAGCGTTGAATCTATTGCGTTACGTTGTGTATAACCTAGACGGAGTAGTGCTCCAGCCTTAAATGCATCCTGTAGTACATCTACATAATGTAATGTTGTATCAACAGCACGTCCACCGATAGAGTTCAGTAAAGAACCTTGACGCTTAAGAAGACTATCCATCAACTCAAAATCCATAATAGGCAAGAAGTCAGCACTTTGAGATTCTAGTTGTTTAACTTTTATGATTGAACCATCTAAGTCAACCATAAAACCGTTATCTTTAATAGACTTTAGCGCAGATGTTCGAGCACCCTTATACTGATTATAAATCTGTTCTGCTACCTGCTCATCAACGCCGTGCTTGGCGGCTATTGCACGCATTGCTGTACTTTCAAGTTGCTGAGTTGCAATAAAACGTTCTTCAGGAGTAGCAGCAGCCATATAATTATCAAGTAATTTTTTGCTTTGCTCTGCTGTGAATATACCAAGATTCTTAAGTGATGAAGGAACTAATCTTCCTGCAGATGTAGGACCTAATTTGTTAACAGTTGCAATAACTTCTTTGTATGAATCAGGATCATTAAAATCAACGAGACCTGCTGGACGTTCGCCTGCTGCCCAAGAAATCTTCTGGTATAAACGGTGAAAAGGTGTAGGTTGAAAAACCTCTACGTTAGCACTGCCAACTTTTTTATCATAAAACTTAAGAGCACGAGATTCTGCTACAAAGTTTTCAATTCCTTGTAGACCTTTTCCTGTTGTGCGTGTGAGCGCACCGCCACCCATAATGAGATTGCCTGCTTCGTCAATGGATGTTCCACCAACCTGCATTAAATCTGCAAAATATCTATCTGATGCAACAAGAGAATCGTAGTTATCTTTAGCAGCTTTAATAACTGCTTCGTTATCATTGAGAAATGGAATCATTCCAGTTCCATCTGGTGCAGCGTAGAGTTTGTACTCATCAACTGCTGATAAATCACCACGTGCTGTCTCTAGTGCATCTGTAATGTATGCACGCTGTAAGCGTAGTTCGTCCATTGCTGCTGGATCACCAAGAGCAGAGCGAAGAATAAGGGCTGTTTCATCACGGTCTACTGAATCACCGAGTAGGTGAGCAAGTAGAGCAGGGTTATTAGAAGACTTAACCATTGGGTGAGAGATAGCGTAGGCTGAATCTTTTTCAGTAAAGTCATCTAGTACTTTAGTGAAACGATTATTTACACCATACTGTGCTTTAGTAATATCTTCTGCAGCTTTGGCTACTTGGTCAGCATTATTTAATTTACCAACACCTAGTTCGCTTGCTTTAAGAACCTTAGTTGCTTTACCAGCAGCGAGAGTTACATCTCCAACAAGTTGTAAGCCTAGGTCAAAACCACCTGATGTCCACTTACCCCAAGCGCTTTTCTTAAATGCTTGCTCGCGCTGGCGTGGGTCATAGACATTAAACTTTGGGTCATAGATATTGCGGATATTACTAACATATGCTTGACCAAATGAAATATCCTGAGCACCTTTGTATGCTTTTCTCCACTCATTAGGATCAAAGATACTTCCTACTGGCTCACGTCCTGATGTAATATCACCAAGAACAAGTTGATAGGTTGTTAAAGGTTCACGAATATACTCTTGGTTAATACGGTTGATACGCTCAAGTGCTGGTTGAATGCCAGGAACTTTCATAATTGCTCCACCGGCTGATGCCAATGGCTTAACTATGTCTTTACCTGCTTCTGCTGCAGCAGTCTTAAATGGTTGAATAAAGCCGTTATATTCATCAGCATCATTCCACGGTGCAGTACCAATATCCCAAGCAAATTTAGCAGGAGCAGTTGCAGCTCCTAGTACTTCTCCACCAAACTTGAGTGCATCCTTAGCAACAGTTGAAGCAACGTCACCAATTCGATTCCAAATACTACCCACTACATATCCCAAAGTTGACGGATTGCAGCTCTTGTCTCTGGTGATGTATTAGGAAGATCTGCTACGTAAGCAAGAACTGGTTTGTATGCTTGAATTGCTGAACGAAAATTTGTATCATCAGGCTTCTGCATAACTAATGCTTCAGAACCTGCTCCTGCTCCCATATCAACACCTTCAGTAACTGGTATTTCTTTCTTTTGTGATGGTGCGTAGATTGGAGTAACAGGAGTAACAGTAGTTGGGCGACCACCTACGTTGTCTGCAATACCACGAGTCTTTGATAATTTTTGTTGACTTTTAAGGTTAGCTGTTTCAAGACCTTCACCGTAATATTGTGATGGTAGATCTGTTCTCTTTGCAAATTTGCCAGGACCTGCAGCACCGGCGAGTGGACCTCTAGCCATCTGTTTCCTCCTGTATTGTTTCTAAATCTTGTGAAAATTCTTCCCACACTTTGATTGTGGCTGACTTTTGATTAGCGTGATATATAGATAATTCGTATAGTTCAGAAGCAAACGCTTCTACTGTCTGTGTTAGGTTATACATAAACCCTGCAAGAATGACAATAAAATCTGTTGGGCGTACTGGACGCGGAAGTTTATCTTTACTGTTCATCGTCCAGTACACCTTTCAGGTTAATAATTAAGCCTTCTTGCCTTTGCGTCCAGGAACGTTCATTCCGAAGAATACTTTTCCGCCTGCTGGCTTTGCTGTGTCTTTCTTGCCTTCTACTGGCTTTACTTGTACAGCTTTTTCAAATGTACCTTTTTTCATATTTGCACCTCCTTCACTTATGCTGCCCCACCAATAGAGGCTAGTAGTTGCGCTATATCGGGACGTTGACCAGCAGCAGGGGCCTGACCAGCTTGTTCTTGTGGAGGTTGCTGCGAGGCAGGAGCGGTGGCCGCACCTGCTGCTGGAATCTGTTGTTCCATACCTGGCGCCATAGGTGGCGCAGCTGGTGGAACTTGTTCTTGAGGCATAAATACTTTTTCTACAGTTGACTCTAGTGAGAGTCCCTTTTGGCGACCTTGGATAACACCAGCGATACGCTTGACAATCTCTTCAGGGTTTTGCCCCTGCGCCGCCATAGCAGGAATAGCTTGAGCATACTGAGCAACGGCCACACGCAAAGAGTCACGCATTTCTTCAATATCAACACGCTGTTCCTCCTGTGTAACATTGAGGTCCATTGGAATCTCACGGCGTACATAGTCGCGGGAGACAAGTTTATCTGAACGCATTTGTAGTAATGCGATGATGGCACGGTTAGGATCCATACCAGACATAATTCCGTAGCGTACATCTACGCCGTACTCGCCCTTGATGTCACGAGATGGTACATACTTCATTGTGTATGGAGTACCGTCATCTGTTCCCTTGATTGTCTTTGTCATTGAACCGAAGATAACTTCGTCAACTTCAAAGCAGAGAGATACAAGTTCCATAAAGAGGCGTGCAAATTGTGCTTGAGCTGATTTAATCTGTGTATCAAATCCAGCCTGTAGTGCTTGCACACCACGACCTGTAACAACAGATGCGCTGATATCTCCTGAACGAGATTCAGGATAGCGAGCACCTAAGCGTAGTTCACGTTCTAGAACACCGGACTCAGTAAAGACTCCAGGTGGTAGTTCTAGTGGAACACGACGAATGTTCTGTGGCTGAGATGAACGCATAATTGCATCTGGACCAAGGGCTAGTTCTTGCACATCTTGTGGAATAGCAATAGGTGCTTGGATAGATTTCTCAGCGGCTTGAATCTGAAGTACTGCAAAGCGAGCACGAGCAAGTTGTACTGCTAGTACATCATCAAACTGACCACGTGCTTCGCCATCTAATGATGAACGAGTAACGACACGTGCTAAGCACTTGCCAATCTGGTTCTTCACACGAGAGATAACTAGGTTCTCACGCTCTGGTAAGTAAATAAGGTCTTGGTCTTTGTCGTGGTAGCGAACCATTGAGATATAAGGGGAAGAAGTCTGGTAGGAACGCTTGTTAATAATCTGGTCATAGAACTCTGGGTATTGTGATGCTAGTGTTTCAGCATCTGTTACTACAACCTGAGTCATAGATGTACAACGACCAAAGCGGTCTACTTCTGGATATACACCAAAAGGATTAAGCAGACGGATACGAGGATTGTTTGTCTCGTAATCCATCTCAATAATTGCTGGTAGAAGACCGTATGTGTTGTACCAGTCTGCTCCTGTGTACATCTGAAGTTGTAAATCAGATGAACCGACGTAGTAGTTAGCAATACGAGTACGGGTATCTGCAGCTTTACGCTGAGCATCGGAAACCATATTGGTTGCTGCACAGTTAAAGGATGGCAGTGGTGCCATCGCTTCTGCTAGATCACGGGCAGCAACATCAATGAAGTTGGCGACTAGAGGTTTTGGATAGTCCTCTGAGAACATAGAAGGAAATACCTTTGAGATATCTCCCTGACGTACCGATAACACATCGCGCATACGTTGGTCTCGCGCTGATGAGCGCGTACGCAACCGCGATAGTTTCGCGTCAACTTCTTTGACTGATAACAATGTGGGGTCCTTACTTCTTCTTTGCGTTAAGGCGGCGGTTATATTCCGCTAATGTAATTCCCATACGCTTAGCATTTTCTTCTGCTACGGATAGGTAAGTCTTCTTTGAACCAGTTGATTTACCGCTAAGAACTCCGCTAATTTGCTCACCGATAGATGGCTTACCTTTAACAGATTTGCGTGTAGCAAGTCCTTCTCCTACTGGAGACTTAAACTTTTGGTTCTTGTTGCCATATGGACTTAGTTTGTTGTGAAGAGCTGTAAAAGGATTAGATGTTGTATTGCTCTTCTTGGCTGTTGGTTTCTTAGCAGTTGTTGAAACCTTCTTGCCACTGATAGCACTAGGAGCTGTGCTCTTTGGAGTTGACTTCACTGATGGTCCAGGACGTGTCATTCTAGTAGCGGTAACTTTCTTTGCTACTACTGCTGCAGGCTTTGCCTTAGGCTTTGCTGATGCAGATGACTTTTTTACTGCTGTAACAGAACCACGAAACTCTGAGTTCTTAACAGCCTTGGCTGCAGCCTTAGCTGCTGCTTCTGATGCTCTGCGTCCTGCAATTTTATCTTGCTCGTCCATTATCGTCCTTAGTTAGCTGTATTTTTGTATACGCCAGTTTCTTTCAAAATCTTGGCCTTAAGTTTTTCACCTTTAATAAAATCTTGTTCTGACTTTGTGTACTTACGTTTTGGAGTAGCCTTAGGCGCTTGACGTTTTTTACCAGCAATTACTTCACGCTTTACTTTTGATTGCGCTGAAGTTGTTCCAGATTTTCCAGATACAATTGCAGAGCCTACTTCTTTAATTTGCTTTCCAAGATTTGATCCAGCTTTATTTATTGCTCTTTTAGACTTGGCAGTTGGTGTTATTCCGACTTTGTCTGGTTTTACATTTGCTATAGTCTTGCCAAGAGTTCCAACTGCTGTAGGAACGTCACGAAGTTCACGTGCAACTACGCCAGCTCTTTTAACAACCTTAGATACTAAAGATTTGTTTTTCTTAGCAGCCATTAGCACTTACACGCTTTCTTTGACTTGCCACACTTCTTGCACTTCATATCGGACTTCTTAATCATTGTCTTAGCCATTGTGGTCTCCTTAGATGAACGTTTTGTTTTGCTCTGCGAATAGTTCATCTAGGTTGACAACTGTTCGCTTGCCTATCTCGTGACGAGAAAGGAATGGGTTTGCTAGGTGATGCTTTGAGTACTTGCCGTAGTTGAGCATCTCACGGGCGCGGATCTCACAGAACCAGAGCGCCATTACTAAGTCAGTCTTACCCTTAGTAGTTGGAGACCAAGTAATCAACTGCTCGATAAGAGCCTTGACATTTTCGGTCTGATCTGAAGGTAAATGAATAAGATTATCTCGATGGTGCTTGCCATCGTGTTGCTTGGTACCGAAGAGGCTAGACATAGAGGCTACGCCGAAGCCTGCATCCCATTTGTTCTGACCGGTATGGTGTTCCTTGAATTGAACTCCACGTGTAGCTAAGTGCTGACGGATGCCTTCATCTTGTGTAAGGAAGGACTGGAAAGCGTTCTTCTCTACAATCCATTCGGACGGTGAGTAGATAGAGGTCCAGTCAAAGATTAAGTTACGGATAGCTGCAGGTGATGGTCGGCTAATCTTGATAGCATCTACGATGTATCTCTTATTAGTACTACGGTCTACTGCATAACAGATAGCAGCGGTATCACCAATCATTGCAGGGTCTAGCCCGCAGATAATAGAAAAGCCGTTAAGGTCTCGCGGATGTCCAGGGTGGCCCGCGGTTAACGGACCTGACTTACGCATACCGTCAATAGAGCCACGTACACATACTGGGTCAAAGGCTGAGTCATCTGATATATCCTGTTGCTGATAAATCAAAGCCCAGGTACTAGCATCCATAGACTGGCGTTCATTAAATAAGTTGCGGCCTGACCAGCGTGGGTATAGTCCAGTAACCTCATCCTTATCGGATTCAGCCTGACCGTCAAAAGGTGCATCTGATGCAGGCCACAAAGTCTCCCATTTGTCGGGGTCTTCATCTGGTGTCAGAAGCGCCGGCATCGCAAGATATGTCCAAGGGACGAGACCGCCTGGGTAGCGGTCCTCATTGCGTAATTCTTTATACAGGTCCACCGATGCCACACGGGTGCCGATAATAATAAGTTTACCTGTTGGGTTAAGACGAGAGCGAACGTCCTGTGTCAGCCACTTAATCTGACGTTCAAAGTCATTGGCGTTAGACAAGGTAACAGCATCGTCTACAATAATCATATCGGCACGCTTGCCGTAAATCTGACCGCCGATACCGACGGCTTCCATGTTCGGATCCTTTTCACCAGACTCACGGAGTTCATCTCCGCAGGTGATGCGGGTTGCCTGCCACGCA